TTTATCTCTACGACCTATATCTGTTTCTGTAATAAATTCTTTAAACTTCGGTACTTGCATTCTCAGTATTATCCTTGGCTTCAACTTTTTTCCCTATATTATATTTAGCTGATAAGTTCCACTCTTTTTTCTCTTTAAAAGGTAATACTTTGATTTGAGATAATGGTGCTTTGTTTTCTACAACACCAATCAGTTCTATTAAACCCCAATCACTTAGCAATTGTGCTATTGTGTTTCGTCTTTCAATATCATTTACAAAAATGTTTGCGGTCTTACCATCTAAAGCAAAAAGCTCTTTAAAGTGGACAATAAAGTATCGTCCTTGTTTATGTAGAATATGGCACGATTGATATATCTTCCGTTCCTTTCTACTTGCTACACCTATTCTGGTGAGCGTCTCTCTAATCTTTAGGAAATCATCAGGCTCTTTTATTTTTACTTCGAGCATGTTCTCTGGTTTCCATTGTATAACTTCACTCATTTTTTTCCACCTTTATATAATCTCTCTTTTATATAATCAATCTGTTCTTTTGTTAGTATGGATAAAACCTCTTGAGCCTTTTTATTAGAGTAACCAAAATGTTGTTTGATTACGTCTAAGTCTTTGATCTTCGAGGCCTTTAGCCATTTGCTAAATCTTTTTCTAGACTTTATACTATTTAGAAAAAATGAGAATTGCATATGCTTTGTCGCATGATGTAACCTATTCATTTCGTTAGCATACATTATTGTATCAGAGAAATAAGATAAACCTTTATTGATTATAAAAGGTGGATACTTCTTTTCCCAATCGTTATCATCAGTATCCAATAGTTTTTCTTTACTATAATTGATAGCGGTGAGATACTTTGTTAAGCTGTAATCACTCATTTGAATTTACATTCAGACATGATTTCAGTTAGACATGCAACCATATTGAGTTCTGGATCTGCAACAAAAGAATTTTTATATTGATATTCTGCCAACAGTATAACCATAGGTGGAATACTTTGTGGTTGTAATGCTGTGTAGAAATTTTGATATAAGTCTTTGTACAAACCAGCAGGATCTTGGTCGATATGATCAACAACCCATTTTCTCATATCACCAAAGTGTCTATCTTTCAATGCCTTGTTCAGCGATTTAAGATTTGCCTCAGCAATATTAACAAGAATACCTGTATCTATTTTACCTGATACAGAATATCGTTGGAGTTCATTGATGGTTCTTCTAAAGTCTGGATAAAACTTAATGATCAGTTCAGCCAATACCTTTGGATCAAACTCAACGCTCTCTTGTTCTAGGATTGTGGATAATCGTTTATGAAATAAACCTGCAAGTTTTTCTTTATCTTTTTTCTGAATAGAAAAATTAATAACTGTACATCTGGAATGGATTGCAGGTATAATTTTGTTTTTGTAATTACATGTAAATATAAATCGACAATTATTACTAAACGTTTCAATAAAGTTTCTTAATGCAGGTTGAACACTCTCAGCATTCATGTAATCTGCTTCATCAACGATAACCACTTTGGGTTTATCATTCTCATGGAGAGATACAGTTGAAGCAAAGTTCTTGATTTGATTTCTTACAACGTCAATGGATCGACCTTCGTCAGAACCATTAATCATCATAACGTCACAACCAAGTTCGTGACATAATGCTTTTGCTACAGTAGTTTTACCTGTGCCAGCAGTACCAGATAATAATAGATTTGGTATTTCGCCTTGTTTAAGAATTGACTTGAAAGTCTTTTTAATCTCAACAGGTAATATACATTCGTCAATTGTGGAAGGTCTATACGCCTCCACCCATAATAAATTTTCCATAGATTACCCCTCATACTTAGAAGTGTTTTCTAGAGCAATCCAATACTGTACTGTTTTGTTTTTATGTCTAAAGTTAGAAATAAGTTTAGATGAAATATAAACATTATAATCACCAGGTAGCATTTTGAAATGCTCTGTCTTGAAATGAAATTCAAATTTCTTATCTGTTTCACCTACTTTCACATCATAGGTATTTGCGGTATCGTTTTTCTTATCAACCGCCGACATGATGATATCACTACCAACAGATTTAACAGCAATGTCAGGTAGTTGTAACATAGACGCAGCTTTCTTAATGTTTGTTAAGTCAGTTTGTGTCAATGTAAATTCTACCTCTGTGGTAGGCATTTTCACATCTTTTTGTGGAGTTGTAAGTATAGACTCATCAGCAAAATAATATTTTGATTTAGTTGATGTACCTTCTTCATTAATCGTCATGTGTTTTTCATCAAAAGAAAACACAGGTTTATTAAATAAAGATAACATACCTAGAAATTCTGATAGGTCATAGATAGCAATGTCTTGTGGAAATTCTTCTTCGACACCAGCAGTTGCCAGT